GTAGCAGCATGGAACCAGAATCTTACTGAAGTTACCAATAGCTAGCAGGTAATCAATGCCACGAACAATGGCCTTCTCGCATTCAATGATCTGCTGCGTAGGCGACAACTCCTGCAACTGAATCTGTTCTGGATGCAGCCAATTATCAATTAAATCACCACCCAGAAACACCACCATCTTGTCAATGCTGCTGGTTGATCGCAGCATAGCGATTACCTTTAGCGCATTCTTAAATAACGCTACCGTGCGAGCATGGAATGTGTCAACGTCATAGGCATTAAGATCATTCACCGTTTCAGGTTTTACTACGGCGCCGCAATGCCAGTCAGTGCATAGCAGCACCGGAACGGCCTCGTTACGGTCCAAGCCGCTGGATCGTTCAATGGCTACTGATGGTTCGATCGTCTTAATGTCAAGGGCAACTGCAAGCCGTTCTTGGAGGCTTTCAACATGAGCTAGCAGTCGTTCCTCCTTGCTTGCGTTGTTTTTTATTTCACCGCGTAACTTACGGATTTCAACCTGTAGGTTGATTAGGTCGGTTGTATTCTGGTTCTTGCCATTAGGGCACATGCCTGGCTTGCAGAACAACTGCCCGCTTTCATCGCGCAGTAAATCCGCCAGCGGCAACTTCTCGCGGCACTTCCGAAAACGACGGCAGGAGTAAAGCTGGCTGGATGCTTCCATGCCATTAGTTTAATTGTTCCAATGCCTTAGCACGCCAGCAATAATGCAAGCATTGGTGCTCATGTAGCTCAGCAGGATCAGCGTTCTGATCATTGCTATAGCGTCTGCCTCGCGGTCATGGCGCCCAACCTTTTCACCGATGGCTAGGCACCAGAGCCGCCAAAGTTTACGCAAACAAAATCCTCAATTACCACTCAAGGATAAAGACAGTGCCTGCGGTGCCTACGGCTCCGTTGCCACCGCCACCACCTGAGCCATTGCCCCCTCTTCCAGCACCCGCCGCCCAGAAGCTTGAGCCTCCTCCTGGAATCCCACCCCCAAATCCAGTGATGGAAATATAGGAATTAGTATTGCCACCACCACTGCCACCTTGGCCTTGGACTTCATCAAAATACGAACCACCACCACCCGTGCCACCAAATGCTGTAAGCGTTAGTCCTGTTCCGATGGGATCAATTGATGATGTTCCGCCAGTTCCACCCGCATCGCCATTTGTGCCGTTGTAGCCGGGGCCAGCAGTCCCGCCGTTGCCAAAAGTAATGGCAGCACTTGCTCCCATTTCAGCACTTGTATAAAGCCTAAATCCAGACCCACCGCCGCCGCCGCCACCGCCGGCCAGTGAAAGGCCGCCGCCACCGCCGCCACCGCCGCCGCCAGTAACAAACGCTAGGAATGTTGTCTTACCTGCTGTTGGTGTGTAGGTGCCACTTGCCGTGAAAACTTGAATAGAGGCGCCTGATGCAACAGTGCCCCATGATGCTGCACTACCGCTGGTAACCAATGCTTTGCCTGCATTGCCGCCTTGACTTGGTAGTAGTGCCGCTAGCGCCAGCGCTGCTGTAGTAGCGCCTGTGCCGCCATTGGCGATCGCCGTGATGCCGCCAACTTGAAACCCAGCAGGGTCAAGCACGCCTACCGTAATCCATGCGCTGTTAGATCCATTGCGCATCTTGTACACGGGTGGGCTGCTGCTGGTATCCACCCAAGGCTGGAAGGCAACGGTTACGGACGGTGCGCTGTTGCCGCTGCTTTGGCTGAACAGTGCCGCGAGGTTGTCGTTGATGTCAGCGCGCACACTCGGAAAAGTTGCGTTCTGGACTGATTGATCAGATTGTGCCATTAGAAAGCGCGACCGTAGCCAACGGCATTATAGGTGAAGTTTACCACCTGGCGATGGCTACCTTGCAAGAATTCAACGTTAAAGCCGGTGCGAGTAAGGTTGGTGATTTCTGCATGGGTGTTTGCTCCAATTGATAATGCAGTTACGCCAACACTAGGCAGTAAACCATAGTACGGATCACCAACTGTAACGGCTTTATAGAAAGCATTAGCAAATGTGATGGTGGTGACAGCACTACTGCTGCTGGTTAATGTGCTAGTGCTAGTGGTAACGCGTCGCGTTAGCTCAAGCTCTGCGCCAAGCTCGTCAATTGCAACACTAACTAATTCCGTTTCAGTGGTAAAGATGGCTTTTAGCTGAACGCCACGGCCACGAATCATGCCGCTTACAAATTCAGTCCATGGCCCCCACGTTGGTGACCCGGCTGGATCATCCAAAGTAGTACGCACATACATTGCAACATTGATTTGATCAGCTACTGTACCATCAAAGAACCCAGTCTGCGCGTCAAAACTGCCGCTGATTGAATCAAACAGCGATGAAAACACCAGTGGATAGCTTACAATGTAACGCCGAATCCTAAAGTCATATACGTCACCAAGATCAAAAGTATCTTGGAATTGGTATTCTGCGCCGCAGTCACCAGCGCAATAGATCACCTCCCAGTAGCCGGGCGATACATACGGGTCTGGTTCTAGCGTCAAAGCAGTTTCACCTGCATCATATGCGCAGTTTGTTTTTGTCCCGCCAAATGGCGTAGCAAGGCTTTGCTCTGCCCATTCTTTTGCAATAATGCGTGATTCTGGCTGGGGCAATGTTACCTCAATGCCTGTTGCATTTGTTGAGCGATTGCCCAGGAAGTCTTCAAACTTCAAGAAGTAGGTGCCAGGCAGTAGCGGCACTTGTTTTTGCGTAGAGCTACCAGCAACGGCTTGCACCACGTCATTACTGCTGTTCCATTCAGCACTTGCCAATGCCCGTGGATCGTGCCGGATGATGACGCGACCACCTACCTGCACGTCAAGTTCTGGTGCTTGCCTCCAAGTAAGAATGATCATGTCCTCACCAGTGGCAATGGCGCTTAGATCTCTTACGTCTGATGGTGCCGCACCAAGGCCGGCCACTGTGTAGTCGGCTAATGCAGGTTCACTAAACAATAAGCCAGTGGAGCTGATGCTACTAACTTGGATTTGGTAGTTACCAACTTTTGCATCAAGGATGTCAAACGTTGTGCCTTGAACTGTCACCGTAGTAAAGTTATCGTCTTCATAGCGATACTTCACGCGGAACTTTTTAATACCCTGCGGTGCAAACCAACCAAATGTAATCTTAACGGCAATGCGTCCATTGAGTTCATACTGTACTTCTGGACTTGTACCATTGCTGGACTGAGGAGTGCTAATGATTGCAAGTTCACTGGGCTGTGCAGGAATCTCGTTGAGGTTGGTTGTGTCTCTAAATTCAAGCGGTACGCCATCTTCGATGTAGGCATACTTGCTTTCATTGTGTGCAATGGCAGTGATGCCATAGTTAATGCCATCCGATTCGTTAACACTAAGCACGCGCCATGTGGATGCCTGAAGTGTTGGGCTTTCTAGTATCCAGATGCTGTTGCGGTTTGGCAACGCACTTAATGGACTTTGCAAAGTAACTACTCTGCCGTCTATTGTTGAAACTTCGCGTTGTTCTACGCTGCCATCGGGCAGGATTACGCTCATTATTGATCCGCCTTCAATACTAAGATCGGTATTCGCTACATCATCAACTTCAAACTCTGTAGTTGAAAGTGGATCGGAAATACGACCAGCCCGCCGTGATCCTGCCCGTACTGGATCGGCAATCAAGATTATCTGCCCAGGCCGTACCTGCTGGCCTGCATCAAGGCTTGATGCAAAGGTGCATATTTCTTTCTCATATCGTTCCGCAAATAGTAACCACTTCCCGATGCGATTGGCTTGGCCGCGACTGGTGCAGGCGAAGGCGCTGATCTCTGACTTGACTACGCCATATTTGGCGATGGAGTCAATGTCTTCCACCACTTCGTAGGCGGTGTCCCTTAGATTCAGATCGAGGTAGCTCACTACTGCCACATTGGGCCTCACCTTAAGACTGCTGCCGCTGTAGCTGAAACCCTCTGGCGTTACGTTGGCTTGGTTGAATAGATAGACGGGATCTGATGGTGCATCCTGCTCAATCGTGAGGCTGCCGGTGCTCCAGTACGCTTGGCAGCGCATTACGGATAGCAGGTCATTAACGAGCTTGTAGGCTTCTTCTGCGGTTTGGATGGAAGTGTTGCAACTAAATCGTGCTTCTTGGCCGCCAAAGCCATCATCTACTAAGGCGTTGGAATACTTACTGGCGGCAAAAAATGCCCACTTATCAAGTTGTGATGTGTTGATGTGATTGCCAAAGCCGTAGCGGGTGCTGGTGAGCAAATCGTAAAGTATCCATGCAGGGCATGATGTCCATGTTGCCGCCGCAAACGTACCAGTCCAAACGAAATTAGCTGGGTAAATGATCCGCCCAGTAGCTGCATCAACTGTAACGCCAGCAGGTATTAGAACCTTAATCCCCTTGACCAGATAGCTGCGTGATGGGATGCTACTAAATTGCTCAGCATCAACCCTAATGCCAACTAATGCGCTATTGGGGTAGGTTAATTTTGCCCAAATTATCTCCGTATAACTGTTCCAATTGAACGCATTGGATAGCAAGGAATCATTGCTGTCGCCTGTAATTCGCGTAACTTTGACATCAACAATATCCGATGGGTTTGGCCGTGCCAATTCAATTAGATAATCCTTGCGGTATTCATCCGCAGTGCGACCGCTTATGGTGTCATCAATTTTAGTTGTATATCCGCCGCCTTGGTATTGAATTGCAATCTGCAAGCGCACACTTGTGCCTGATGTATCGCCGTTGGTATTATTAATAGCCTGCAATGCTGGGATTGCAATTGTTACCCGGACTGCATCAACATCAACGTCTGTGATAGTGCGAACCTGCGGAACAGCTTGAGCAACAGTAATGCCGACAGGTTTTTCATCCTCGACGCCCGAAGTCAGCGGAATGTAGGTTTGATTTTGAGTACCATTGCGTGTATAGATTGTTACATCTTGGAAGTTGTAGCTATTGTCTGGATTCTGTAGGGCCGTATTATTTAAAAAGATAGACTTAAACCCATCAGCTAAACCTTCAATCTCACCTTCTGATATGAGGTCAATTACGTTGGCATATTGCCTTGAATCAAGGCTGTCTGGTGCTGAAGATGGTGTGCGACTACTGCCGCCGCCACCACCTCCTTTGCCGCCGCCACCGTCACCACCTGCGCCGATAATTGTCATGCTCTCACCTGCACGGTATCGGTGCCAGCGGAGATTACCACGCTGCCAACCAACGTAAGGCCGTAAACGCAAGGGACTGGCACACCTTGCCTGCTGGTCTGTTGGATGCCGGAGAAGTTATAAGTTTTGCGTGGGTCGTTATCGCTGCTTGGTCCTTGCGGAACCTTGGGGACTGGTGCTAGCAATTGGGCAACGCCGCCAAGAATAAGACTGGCGCCAATTAAGCTTGCAGAGGTAGCGACACCAGCCAAAAAGGCACCGCCTTGAGCCGCGCTAACACCAAAAAGGCTGGTCGTTCCAAACGCTCCAGCCCCTGGCAAAAGGAAGGATAAAGCGATCAAACCAATGCCAGCTAGGATCTTGCCAAAACCACCACCAGCACCTGCGATCACAGGCATTATCTTGATGTCTTGCTGGCCGGCTGGATCGTGGATCTCGTCTAGGTCCAAGTCATAGGTGCCAACCGTCACGCGGTAGTGCTGGTCGGCCATGTGCTTTTCAAGGCCTGGGAAGTTTGCCACCAGCATTCGCACTGCCTCAGCCGCAGTTGCTACGTCTGCTTCAAGCACGCGCCTGCCGATGAACTTGGCTAGCTGACCGTAGAGCTTGATCTTACGGAGCATGGCGCAACCTCCTTCCAGTCATCTTAGCTAACCAACCGCCATACATGTCCCGGCTGCTTAGGCGGCCTTGGATATGATGCAGCACCATGCCATCGCCAATGTAAACAGCGCAATGGTTCAGCCCATGCGCATTGATCGACATCAATAGCAGGTCACCGCTCTTGAGGTGCTCATCTTCTTGCAGCTCGCGGAAGCCAGTGGCCGCCCAGCAACCTTCAAACATCGGTGCTGCAAGGAAATCTGCCGGATCTACTGGCCGCTCCCAATCGCGCAAGGCGATGCCATGCTCGCTGTACCAGTCACGCGCAAGCGTCCAGCAATCCTGCACGGCCCACACCCATTGCCGACCAATGAGCGGTGAGCGGTATCCACAAGGCACGTAGAGGCCCCATGCCTTAGTCTTGGGATTGACGATATGCCACGGCAGCTTGCTGGCTTCTGCGGCCACCTTGTCAGCCTCGCTGGGCAGTGGCATGGTGATTGGATGGCTGTGGACGATAGCCGTAATCTCACCGGCATCCTCAGCGGCAGCATAATCATCTGGATGCAGAACAAATAATTGCTCGGGCTGCGTTGCAAAATTACGGCACGGCCAGTAGCGTTCGCGGCCTTTGACGATCACGACCAACCCGCACGCCTCCCGGGGGTCTTCAGCCTGCGCATGTTCTAGGGCAGCGTCTTTCCAGGTCATGCGAAATAAGACCCAATGCCTGGATAGCCACCAAATGGGAGCTCGGAATTGGTTCCAAACCTCACCTCACAGCTATTTGTTCGCTTGCCACATACGTCTTGGCTTGCATTACCTACAGCGACATCGGTTACGTTGAAGTAGTTGGTGCCTGCGTAGCCGCATTCAGCCGAACGGTACACCCACTGACAGCGCGTAATACATTGCCGTTTTGGTGCACGAATGCCGGCCATATCAAATGCACTGGCAAGCTCAAACTCCACTACATCACGGCTTTCTGCTGATTTGCGATCTACAAAATAGATCTCGCGTGGGAACTCAGCAGTTGGATCAGCTGTGGCACTTGTGCCACTTGCATAGCCGACCACCCAATAGTCGCCCAGAACGTAGGCGCCATCTGGGAAATTAACCGCATCAAGGTATCGCACTAATGTCCTGATGCGCGTAAACTTAGCGCCTTCAAGACCTTCTGGTAATGTCAATATCAACGCTGTTATGGTACTCATGATATTACTAACGCGCATCTTAGGTCGCGGTAGTGTACCTTGACCGCTATATTCAAAGCCTTCTACCTCAATTGGTAGTGCCATGTACGAATCGCCATTCCACACCACTGAGCCGTAGCCGTTCTCATTTGTGCCAGCATGGAAGTAGTACGTTTCTGCTACACCATGCTGCGTTATGTTTAACTCTAGCTGAAACAATTCAATCAGTGCGCCAGGGGCAATACCCTGCAACACACTGACTAGATCATCTTCACCGACTGCATAACCAGCAATCCAATAGCCAGTTACAGCGTAGTTCATTCCTTATGCAGTAACAGCTTTGATTACGGCAAAGCCGATCACAATGGCTTCAGACAAAGAGCCAGCGGTTACGTTGCGGACGTTAATGGAAGCCGATCCGGCTGCTGCTTGGGCATTGAGCAGGTATGCACCAGCAGTGCCTCCGCTGACATGATTAAGCACCAGCAGGTCGGTGGCAGCAATTGTGCTGTTCGTCAGCGTAAAGCTCACCGTAGTGGCGGCTGCTAGTGATGCAGCGTTCATTGTGATCTGGCCGCACTTCTTGTTAAGTGTGACGGCAGTTGCTTTGCTTGTTGCCTGCGTGACCGTACCGCCTTCGCCAGTGATGTATCCAGCTTTGTCGGTGTTGAGGTTGGTGAAGTTAGCATCAACCTCGGCGTGAGTAAGCGGGCTGCCTTTGCCGGACCGTGTGACGATGGTGCTCATGGGATTAAGGCTCGAAGACTTGGGTGAATGTAGCTTGAATTGTAGCGCGGTTTAGATAGGGGATAGACTTTGACCAATCATAGCAGATCCATTTGTAAGCAGTAGCTTCATCCGGTGGTGTCCATGTAAATGATGCACTATCGGCAGCGCGTGCATCAAGGAATGTTTCGATGGTATCAGCATTTGATTCCGATACTTCCCACGTAAGACTCCAAACCTTAGGGTTTTGATTTAATCCAACCGTCAGCCGTTGTGAGTAACCGTCACCAAATTGCACCTGCCGCACTTTGGGTTGGTTGGTCTTCTGGGCGCCGTAGGTAGGCGTGATGCTAGGAAAAGTTGCCATTAGCGTCTGGTACCAGCCAAAAGACCACCTGGGCGTTGTTGCTTAACCAATTCTGCCTGCACCGCAGCCGATATGGCAACACCAAGCTGCCGGCCTTGTGCCTGGTCACCCTGGACGCTGGAGCCGCTTGCATCGACGTTGACCACAACGCTGGTGCCACCACCGCCTAGGGCGTTGTTAGGGATGATGCTGCCGCCCCTGGAAGGCATGAACAGCTCCGGGCCGCGCTCACCTACCATGTACGGCGTGCCGGCGCTTACAGGGCCTCCTATGGCACGCTGAGCGATGCCGTAGTTAGGGCCAAGGGTGCCAAACTTGCCGGCCATACCACCGCCAGCACCTAAAGGTGTTGATGAGCTAAACGGCGACAAGAATGACTTGATTGCACTTACCGCTTGCTCGATTACATAGATGCGAATCAACTGGTTGGCAATATCAACCAGAACACTAGAAGCAATTTGCTGCAAACTTGCACCCCAGTTATCAGAGCCTTTTATTAAGCTATCGAATACAGCCGTCATGCCTTGGCCAAGCGTACTTGAGACGCTTTCTGCAAGTGCATTTTGCTGTTGGATTGCAGTGTTAAGTTCGTATT